GCAAGAAAGCGATACCTCATACGATTGGCACATGTCCAAGGAAATCACAGCGAATTTCCGATCTCAGAATCGACTTCGAATCCACACTCTTTGTTCCGGGCTAACTGGGGCCTGATAAGAATTGTTAGGACTTACCCTACCGGTGAATAATTGCAGTGTGGACCACCCCATCGACTCATCGACCAGCAATTCGAAGCGATCGACTCACTGACGAGTATCCGTGTGGTAAGAGCTTCACAGGCCGGCCGTCATGGCCTACGGTTTCCCAGATGAGATCAGAGTCTGATCTCTTGAGATTCCTAACCCGTGGTTCTAGATCGAACGACCAAGGTTCCAGCATTGCGCTGCACTTAGAGGTCCGGAACTCTTTTAGAAGCTCACTACTGAGGCGCGTCTGCACCCAGTAACCCTTGTCAAGGTCACACAGGCTCTGATAGTTCATCAGAGTCCGAGCAAGGTCTGGTACCTGCTCCTCGTCTTTACGCAACGGTTCCATTCTTGACCGAAATACGACTTCTCCTGAAGCGGCTTGACTTGCAACAGCCAAACCCGGCTCCGTCCGGCGCATGAACGTTGTCTTGCCCTCGGTAGAGAAGGATTTCGTCAGATCGTGCAATCCATCAGGTCCAACATGACCGAACGACCCTTTCTTGATTCTCCGATGGAGGAACCCGGCCAACTTGCGCTGGAAAGGTGTCGTATGGATCTTGATTCCACAGCCTGGACGGGCCTTGAGCCCTAGACCACCAAGTTCGCAGGGTATGAACAAATTGAACTCCCCATTATTGGTCTGTTCAGAAAGTTCCTCCTTCCAGAGACGAAGGACCTTCTTGAACGCGAACTCCTGGTCGTTAGCTGAATCAAGAATCCACTGGATCTTCGGAATGCACGGCATATCCAGGTTCTCAGGCCTTGTCCCCACACCACCGCTGTACCACCTTTCAACTCGACTGCTATGCAGCAAGCCGCTGTTTAGGTAGCCGATGGGTGTGAAGACACTGCCGGCATCCTTGCTCCTTGGTGAGTGGATGAAGCATTCTGAGTTAATGGTAAACACATCCCTAGAGATGTAGTTCTTTCCAAGACTCAATGTGAATCCTACTTCGCTAATCCACCGCTTCCACACTTCGTAGAAGTCGGCGTTGCTCCGGAACAAGATGTCATCTCCGTTCACTAGAACGGGCAGCTCATCAACTGAGAATGATCGCTCAGTGTACTCCTCTAGAGCACACCAGTACGCGGCGACGTTGATCGAGCAGAGAACTGGAAACGACAAAGGTGAGCCCATCAGCTGACCATTCCCCTGTTGGAAAGCAGGAATGTCATATTCTTCAGGATAGCTGATGGCGTGGTTGCCAAGGACGGCTGACAGGATCTTGCGCTCTGTTCGTGTGGCACGAATGCTTTTCATGTATTCTTCCATACAGAGTGCGTTGATCTGCTGACTCAGACCATCCGTTGCTGCTGAATAGTCTCCACTGACCCAGGAATCGAATTCCTTCAAGCCTGCAGAAACCTCCCGGTCCAAGAGACTGTGTAGGTGATGCTCCTGGAGAGGCTCGCCGATCAGTGCGAACTGGGGATGTTCACGTAACTTCTCCCACATATCCTTCTGATACGGCATGGCAGCAATGTAGGGCAAACCACTACCTTTCGTAATTAAGCGACATTTCAGAGGCTCTAAGACAGCAGCGACACGGGCAGAACACTGTCCACCGTTCGCATCAATAGTCTCAACCGCACGACGTCTTAGCCACTCAACGGGAATCTCGGGCAGCCACAATCCTGGTTCATATCTGACCTCGTGAACTTCGGATCCATCATGGACCATATGAAGAAGATCACCTCGGCTCAGAATCTCGTCCAGAGCTGTCCTCCACTCGTTATGTAAGTGACCCGCCTTACCGTGTGCAGAGCGGACGTTCTCATAGCAGGCATTGTAGCCAGCATTACGAACCCGGTCTCTGTTAGACACACGTCTGGTGAGAAACTTTCTGTACTGTACACCACCATGGATCGTGTCAGCTGTATTATGCCAGAGGTTACGGAACTTCTTCCTCACCTCCTCGGCCTTTTCAGCTTCCATCTCAGGAATCTTTTGGGAAAGAGACTCCTTGTGCTTGACCATGGTGACCTCGATAAACTCATCGGGTACTGTCGCACAACCTCTCTTGGCCCCCTGGCACAGACTCCACATGGTGCGAGCTGCACGCTTGTTAGTCGTTCGACTTGCAAGTAAGTTCTTGAAGTGTCGACGGGCGCGGCCTCGAAGAGGAAAATGAATGGAACCTAGGTATTCTTGGAGACCACTAGGTGGTTCAGGCAATGGGTTACGCAACCAGCGTGCCATCGGCCAGCAGCTAAGGTGCTTGATCCACTTGACCTGCATCGCAGGGTCAATGGGCACTAGACATGCTTCCAG